CACCGGAATGAAGCTGCCTACCATACCCCAAGCTACGCTAGCGAAGTGGGTGGGTGTGCTTCTACTGTTTGGGGTTGTGCACCTGTGGGGCTACTATCGCGGGTATGAGTCTCAAAGCGAGGCCCGCGCTAAGGCGCTTGAGAAGGCCCTAGAGGAAGAGCGAGCCACACACAAGCAGGCCCTAGAGAGAGCGCAGGAAGACGCTCGTAGGCTCTCTCAGGAGGATTCCCGTGGCTCCAACAAAAGAGAGGAGTACAAGCGTGTCGAACCTAGCGAAGTCGATCCTGTTAATTGCGTCTCTGGGGATCAGCGGATGTTCATCCGTGGGCTGGTGGAGCCTCAAGGACAAGCCAACCCACCCGGTTGATTTGTGTATACCAGAGGCAAAGACTTCGTGCGACAAGTTACCACAGCTAGGAGAGACACAACCTATCGGAGAATACACGGTAGATGTGATGCTTCGGTACGAACTGTGTGCGCTCAAGCACGAAGTGCTGGTTAGGTGTGCCACCTCTAAAACTGAAAAGCCTTAAACGAAAAAGGGGCCGAGCTAGTTGGGAGATTTGATCCTCCTTTCCAGCCGGCCCCTTTCTTTTGGGTTGCGTATTTTACTTAATGAATGGTGCTATGAATATGGCGAAGACGAGCATGATACAGAGCGCAAGGATGAACTCGGCTCTGGCTGGAGGGGTCTTTACCGCCTTATACTGACGATCCAACGCTCTTCGGAGCTTGCCCTCCTCTAGCTCGTACTTGCGCATCTCAAAGGTAGAGGACATCGCGATCCAGAACTCATCGTCATCAATCTCAGACTTACGGATGTTGACTCCGTTGAACTCTATACCGATTGGAGAGGAGTCTTCCTTGCGGAAGAAGACCCACATGTCGTCACCAGACGGCCACATCACCTCAAGCATGTCCGTCCAGTTAGTAGTGACTATAGTCTTCTTGTTATCCCACTCTTTCCTGAAGAGGCTCAGGATGTACGCCTTCAATTCACGTCGGTAGTCTTCCACCGTCTTTCTTCGAATAGCCATCTCAAATACCCCTCATCGCTGCGCGATCATCCCTCACAGCAGCTTTGCTGCGAAGGTACACATCCACCGGAATGTACGTCGGCGAAGGAAGTAGCTGCTTGGCTACTGCACCCTTGGTGCTCTCGTGCATCTCACTGGCATGGGTTAAGCACAGATTCCCTTCTTGACCCTGAGTTCCCCACTTGGCATGGAGAACAGCCTCGGCATTGCAAGCATCACACTTGGTCATCTCTCAATTCATCCCTGATAAGCACTCATACGCAACCCTGTCTTTCAGACGAGCAACGTCCTTACCTAGAAGATCGCGAAGTTTCTGGACCTTCCGGCGGAACTCTTCCTTCTTCCTCCGCAACTGTACTTTCTTTCTGTGAGAAAGATTCTTTCTCCAGTAGAGAGCATGACGCTTTTCTAGCACATCTCCAACATCCACTTCAATTCACCCTGTGATTGCGTGTATCCAAGGCTTCACCCAAGTCCACAGAAGAGGCAAAAGCCAAAACAGAAATGCTCCGATAGCAATACCAACTAGAAGCATAACAATAAATCCGCCAACAATTGCATCACCTAAACGGTCGTACATGTATACTCCTCAATTCACCGTCCTGAAATTACGCTGGGTCTTCTCGTACTCTTTCTCGGACATGGCGTTGATACACGCCTCGATCTCTCGCCACTCAAAAGAATCTTGGACCATAACCAAGTACCAATACTCATCCGGCTTAGCCGGGTTGGAGGACATCCGCACTTCCATTCCACAACAATCCTTGATGTAATCAAACGGAGTAGGAAACGGAGATGGACCCTTGAGCATCAAGACGGTATTGCTCCCGTGGACTTGGAGTAGTCCTCCGGATTCCTTGGCTACGATCTCCAAGTCTTCGTCGTCATCTACGGGGATGTCGGTTTCATCGGTCATAGGTTTGGACCTCGTTGTTCGGATACCTTTACATCAAAAAGCTTACCGTTAATATTGACCAGCGTCACGCTTCCGTACCGAGAGATAGTTTCATCGAAGTCGTTCTCAAGCCAATAGACAGTGTGCTTAGCCAGAGCGAGAGCATCGCTCATAACGAAAGGGCAAGGTGCGCTCCTGCCCGAATCGAAGATGATTGGTCCGAGAAGGGTATTGTGTTCAGCAAACCCCCAGAGACCAGAAACGCAGCACTTGTCTAGTCGAAACAGAAAACAATCCTTGGTACGGTCCATCTCGGAGTAGGACTGATACAGTTTAACAGATGCCTCGGCATGTGGTGGCTTAGAGGCGTAGGCTGCTAGGACGTACTCTTTGCCGGGAGCACGCATCACTAGGATGCGAGGGTCATCGGTCATTATCGTCTTCCCCGTCTCGGTCGTAATCGAACAACCCATCCTCGTCGGAAGGTTCCTCGTCGTTATCTTCGGTGGTCATCTCACCCCACATGATAGCCTCTACAGCTAGGCGACGAATCTCTTGGAGAGCTTGGTAAAGGTCTTCAGGATCATCGTGGTGGGGACTGCATCGGTCCACAATATCAATGATGTAGTCTAGTTGGTCCAAAGCGCGGTACGTCCCGTAAGTGTTACAAGTTTGAATGAAATCGTCCATAGTGATTGGTGGTTCAACCTCCGTGTTGGTGTTAGTCGTGAAGCCATCGTACTCCAGCAGGAGGGGTGTGTCAACAGGGACAGGTTCCGGTTGGACGAAGCACAGACCGTACCCACACTTAGCAATGACTTCCGTCATTATCTGAGTGTCCAACTCCGAGTATCTCCAACAATGACCGAGGAAGTCTACGAAGTCACGGTCTTCAAGGATTGCTCCGCGAGCAGCTACGAACACGAGCCTGTCTCACCAACCACTTCCTTATCGGAAGCTGTTACCGATGACCAGCTATGGCAAGAATTGCAAACCATCCTACGATACCGGCGAGTCTTCGTATATCTATAACCACGGAACTCAATGTCATCGGAACCGCAGGTGGGGCAGACGATACCGGACTTCTCCTCTAGGAGAGCGAGGTTGGGGTGCGATTTTATCCACGGCTTCAGACGGTTGTACAGCTTCTCAAGCAGGGTGACATCACCACGGTTGTACCGTTCCATGACCTTCTGTGCCTTGGGGCAACCAGCCTCAACATCCGTCCATAGTTCTTGACCTTTGTGATGTACCTTAGCACCGAGGCCGAGCTGTTGACAAACGAAGTCGAGCTTGTTGCTAGCCCACCGGAACTGGCGCTTCACTGTTTGGTACAAATCAATGTGGTGGAACGGAGACGGGGGTGGGAGATCGTACAGGACGAACTCTTTGTACAGCGTTGGGATGTCGAAACGCTTTCCGTTGTAGGTGACAACTACGTCAGCTCCGTCAAGAACCTCGTGAAGACGAGTAAGGAACTCCTTGTAGCAGAACCAACTCTCTTGCTCCTTGATCGGATGCCACTCGGCAGCAAACCCAATCTTCTTAGCCCCCAACCACTTCCAAGCAGCACACGTAGTACGACCGGGCTTGATAATCTGCTTGATACCTACGTTCTGGCCCCACAAACCCCACACCGCAGCGTGATGGGGGAGTGTCTCAATATCTAGGAAAAGCATCTTAACCATGCCGGATAATCTCCTCGCGACCACCACACACAGAACATCGTCGCTCAAACACTTGCTGGTTCCTTTTCGTGTGATACGAATGATGAACTATGGAGCCATCGAGCGAGGACAACGGGAAGCCGTGATACCCTCGACTACACAGGTGCTTTCGCCGGAAAGCCCACCACCACATATAGAACTTGACCACCAAGACTACCCCTTCCGGTTCTTGTACCAAAGAGTTACCAAGTAAAGCGGATAAAGCACCGGCCAGAAAATGATCTCGGCTAGGTGCATCGGGTCATTGGCATTGGGCTCATCGGACTCAAGCCAGTAGAAGTGAACACAGGCAACAACGTACAGATAGAGGGCTAGCATGTGGGTTAATCCTTATGACGGAAGTTGAAGTAGTAGCCATCCGCTGCAAGAGCGGCTAGTATGACTAGTCCAGTAAAAGGCCAGATGGCACCTAGAACAGCAGACCCGAAGAACGCGCCTGTGATTCTAAAGAGGAACAAGAAACAGAGAAACGACACAACAATGTAGATAGCTAGCATTGGGTTACTTCTCGGCTCGGTAGGCTTGGATCAAGCCAAGGATGAGTACGAAAGGCCACACGAGGCTAAGGCCAAGGGACCGGAGGAAGTCCTTCCAAGAAGGACGAGGACGACTCTCAAGGGCTGTCATAGACACCAACACACCAAGGAGATAGAAGCCAAGGACGACAGTCCAGAAGTAGATCATAGGGTTGTTTCCTCGGGAAGTAGAAACTTGTAGGACAACGGGAACAACTGCGGGATGTACGGAAGCATCTTCTCTACAACCAAGCGGTGCTCTCTCTGTGTAGACTCGTGCCCCCGCGTCTTGATGTAGTGGGTCAGAGTGCGGAGAGGAATCTTCGCATACATCCGTGACATCGTGAGTCCCTCGGGGAACATGACACGTACACACTCCTTCGCCGCCCCTGCATCCCGGTACTTCTTTTGGAACGCAGTTACACGGGAAATCAAGTTGCGAAGATCAAGTTCCCACTCCTCTTTCAGTTCCTCGTTCTCGCACGGCAAAGAATTCTGACGGTTCTTTGTGTCTTGCATTCGCAGTTCGCGAAGTACAAACATCTCGTCTGTGACATCCGCGTAACGCTGGGAGAACTCTTGGAATCGCATACTGTAGTGGCGAAGTACCTGACGAGAGATATCTCGGGGAGCCTCGATCTCAAAAATCACATCCACCATATCGAACACAGACCAGTGGCCTTCCTCCGCACAATGCTTGAGGAGCTTGTCTGCCGTCTTGAAGTTGGTCTGGTTTGACGGGTTGCTGACACGGGCCATGTACGCAGTGAGATCATCCCCGTTTGAGATGAAGTCTACAATCGGCGTGGTCATAGCGATAGGCGTTACGGTGATTGCTTCGTCAGCGTACTTCATTCATCCCCTCGAATCCAACTATCGGGTACAAAACCTGTGGCGGATACGGCCCACGGGATACCGTGCTTATCACACCAAGCGCCGTACGTAGTTTTAGAGTTACGTTGAATCTTGTTTTGACGCATGAAGAGCAACCTGATGTCAAGCTCCGGGTGTTGCTGGACTACGAGAAGCATCTTCTTTCGATCTGCTGCGGTGAAATTTCCCTTACTTTCCACGTACACCTTAGTGCCCTTCTCGGTGACGAGAACGAAGTCCGGTGTGTAGTTGTGCCGACTCTCAGGGACCGTATACGGCAGTCGTTCCGACTCGTACTCAAACTCCACACCACGGGCTTCAAGGGACTTCTTGACCTTGGCTTCAAACCCAGAGCGTAGCTTGACCCTCTTCTCGTCAGTCTTCTTGACTCGCTTGATCTTACTCGGGGTGAACGTCATCAACATCCCCACTGTTAATAGCCGCACGATACAACTCATACTCCGTACGAACACTTTCCGGCATGTGCTTCACCAACCAACGCAATAGCGTTGTAGCCATCTTCAACCGTTGGCTAAGACGACCCACCTCATCGGTTAGCTCGGTGATCTTAGCCTCGGCTCGCTTGTTACCCTTGGTCTTGTCTTGGGTACTCCGACGCTTAGCTCGATTGAACTTCTCGACAGCTAGGGCGAACTTATCGTTGTCCTCGGTTACGTCCTTGTTGTTACGCTTCACTTATGAACCTCCTTGAACTCAACCCACTTATCTGTGATGCAATCAAAAGCTGAAGATGTCCAGTAGGTAGTACCTACATGAGAGTGCAGCTTCATCTCACACTTGTCCCGAACCTTCATGAAAGTGGCATCCACAGCACCCGTCACCGGGTGGACGATTAGCCAGATGTTGTTAGAACCGTTGTCCGGCTTGAGACACAAGCGATCACTCATACTCCTCTTCCTCTTCAAAGTACCGGATCAACTCACTCAAGTGGTGGTGAGCTTTCTTGATGTCGTTCAACCCACCCTTCCGCCGATGGCGGGAGAGATACCCAATCACTGTACCGATGTGGTACGATGCATACTCGGCCGGGGTAAACCACGCTCGCATAGCATCCCAAGGTTGGATGGAGAGATCGGAGTAGTGGGTGCCTCCGACTTGGTGCTTCTTTTCCCAAGGGGCCTCTTGCTTGAGAAGTTTGGCGAGGGCTTCATCGTGACGCTTCTCTACTTCTGGCATAGGTGGGTTGTATACACCGAACCCCTTGTAGAACAGTGCCTCGTCCTCCGTCATATACGGCGGACCCTTAGCAATAACACTCATCTCAACTAAACTCCTTCTCACGTCGAATAGCCTCATCAACAAGGTCAGGCCAAGAAGATGGTCCGGTTATTTTGGCCCCTTTGTACCGGGGGTGCTCAGGAGGAAGCGTGACCCCAGAGAAACCCCACCGCATGCAATCCCAGTAGTCTTGGTATAGAGTCATGAAATCCTCATCAGACAAATCAGAGAGCTTCATATCAACCCCCTTCCGCTTTAATCAAGTCAACAAAGAACCGTTCAATGTTTCCAATAGCCTCCGGCTCAGCCAACCCCACCGAGATCAACTCAGCAAGGGCATAGGTCGTAGCCGCTTGGAGAACTACGTTCGGGATGTTAAGTCCAAAGCGGTCGTGAATAGCTGCTAGGTTAAGGTACTCGTCAGGACTCAAGTAGTCTCGCTTTACCATCCCGATAGGGGTGAGGATTTTGTAGGCGTACAGACGGCCACACTGAAGAATAACCGCTCGATCAGCTTCGGTCATCTCTTGGAACTGTTGTTCAAATCGGGGATCGATGTTCAATCTTGGCTTCCTTGATGTTGTAAACCACAGACGTTCCGCCCCGAGTAGTGATCCACTCCTTGTTGGTCTTCTCTCGGTAGGCCCTTTCCTCGGGAGTTTCCGGTGGAGGTACGTATTTGACGAACTCAACATACTCGTGGTTAACAGAGTCCCACAAGTAAGTCCGATCGTATTGTTTATAAAACTCCCCGGCCTCGGTTACAGCTTGCTCCTTATCATCCGTGTCTAGGACGATGTCCTCAAAACCTCCACAAGCACCGTGATAATCGTAAGCAATCAGCCAGTACCGTTTCATCGTCCACTACTCCCCCACCCACCATCACCCCGCTCACCCACTACCGTGGTGAACTCCTTCACCTCAACTACGTTGACCTTGGGAACCGGGACCAAGAGTAGCTGGGCGATACGGTCACCTTGGTTCAACCACTTGATCTTCTCCGAGTGGTTACGAAGAAGCACCTTAACCTCCCCGGTGTAACCGGAATCAATGACTCCAGCACCCACCTCCAGAGACTGCTTGAGAGCCACGCTGGAGCGGCTCTTGATGACCCCGCACCATCCCTCTGGGATGCTTACTGCGATGCCCGTAGAGACAAGCCTAGAGCCCCATGCCGGGACTTCAGTCACATCCAAGGCGTAAAGGTCCAGCCCAGCATCCGCTGGGTTAGCTTTGGTGGGGAGGTTTGCTTCGGGGTGGAGCTTTTTGATTTCTAGGTTAAGTGTCACTGGTGTTGTGTCCTTTCACTTCATTCCAGATTTCATCGAATCGTCTCTCGATTAGACTGCAAGCAGCCTCTCCGATCCACTTCTCAAGCACAACGGTGTAGGCTGCCCCCCAGCTCATTCCTTGCCGGATGTTCTCTTCGACATCTTCAAACGGATCACGACATGCGCTCATAGGTCGAGGACTCCTCCGAAATATTCCTTCCAGTCTTTACCTTCCTGTCGATGGATAAAGAGGAGCTGTGCATTCTCATCCAACGCATCCTTCCACCGACCGGAAAATTCTTTCTTATACAACGTAGCCACTGCCTTCATTACACGCACTGGCTTACGACTACATGACTCAAGCAGCCCTTCGGTCTTCTTCGGACCCATGCCCTTCAGACCCGCTACGTTGTCAACAGAATCGCCTACGCACATCTGATACCAGAAGAAAAGGTCTGCGTCTCGAAGGGTGCGCATCTCAAACGTGTCCTTCTGTGGGTTGTACAACCAACCGGGGATTTGCTTCAAATCCTTATCACCGCTGACCACACATGTAGACTTATCGGGCTTCGCCCACTGGTACATGCCGCAGAAGTCATCCGCTTCCCGGCGCTGGTCTTCAGGTAGGTCTTCGTCTACAACGATAGCACCGTACTTCTTTTGGAGGTACTCACGCATAGCCGTAAAATGTTCGGGTTTGCTTGCCTTGCGGTTGCCCTTGTATTCGCGAATCTTTGCTACCTTGTACCGAAACCCCCCGCTGGGGGTGAGGAACACATGCTCTCCTTCTCTGCGTGGGAACTTGTCAAGGATATTATCCATGATCGTCCGTAGGTTGGATAGGCTATGTGCTAGCGGGGTGTGCTGTGGCTTGCCTTCTTCGTCTCGTTCAACTCCCGAAAAGCCCGCTCGGTACACAAGACTATCGGCGTCGATCAAAGGTAGGAGATGAGCCGTCTTAGACGGTACGTAGGAGGCTACGATTTCACTCATCGCCCTTCCACCCCGGTATGCTGTGCCCCGGATCGAGAGCTTCCGATGCCCAATGGACATCTACAAAATCCCGAAGAACCTCTAGATCAGTGTGCTCCTCGTAACGTATGCCCTGTGAGCGCACCATCTTCACGATGTGTGTGCCCTTCATAAAGATGTGCCGGGTGGCTGTTGCTCCTTTAAAGTCCATTGCAGCAGGCTCCACAAAGTAGTACCACTTGTCTAGGTTATTCATACTCGTTAGCCGTCCGCTCTAGTTCTTCAATCCACTTCTCGTCTTCGTGCCAACGCTTATTCAGGCCGTAAGCAGCAGCACACAACCGCTCCGCGTAGGTAGCCATTCGGAATGTAGGGTCAAGACGCCTCTCGGCGTACTCCAAGTACCAAGGGTGGGTCAACAGATTATCTCCGGAGTGGTACTCCCACCGAAGACGTTCGGCAACAATCTCGTAGTCACTCATCTTGGTGCTTCCTGCGATGCGGCCTTGGCTTACTCAGGCCCTCCTTCTTACGCCAGTGGGTGAAGTAAACCATCAGCGTGCTCTCTTGGATGTTGTAGTGCTCAACACAAGCCCGAGCTTGTCGGAATGTCTTGGGACGTCGGTCATCCCAGAACTGGTAGCACAACTCTTTAAGACTCACTCGAACCCATCTCCAAAAATACGTGTGTTATCAAGAGTGATAACACGAGCATCCAATCTAACATTTACATTGTTAGTGTTCCACTCACTCCCTTCCGGGATGGTGATAAGCACCCCGGTAGGGGTGGTAACTCGAAGATCACCTTGGTTGGTGACAAGGTAGGGTGGTAGGGTTGCTACCATAAACATGAGTTCAATCAGCATACCAAGCATCTCCTCCAGTGTGTAGCCACCACCCCATGTAATCTTCATAGGTCATGGTGGGCTCGAAGTCCAAGATGTAGCTCATCACCAAGGCGCTCATTCGCTCTGCTCCCACAACTCAAGCTGACGCTTGTACTCGATCCACTCGGAGAGTGCAAACACAAGCATTTCGGCTTCTTCGATGGAGCGGACAGGGACACTGTCTAAAGCTCTTGTGTAAATGTAAATCCCACAAAGCCCGAGATTCGTGCTCAGATTACCCGATTCACGTTCTTGCGGTGCCTTCGGCTTTTCCATATCACGCATCCCTTTAAGGGTGTATGTTAAGAATATCCCCGGTAGGGGATGAGTAAAAGCGATTGACGTTAGTGCCCCACAGGCTCGGCCTAGAAACAATCCCACCAGCGCTCATGTCCAGTGGGGAACTAGGGTTACTACTGCGCCGTGATATACGCGGAGTCAATCAATCCGGGGCATTAAAAACCCACCCGTATCCTAGCGGGGAAAGAGGGGTGGGCCATCTAAAAAACCCCACCGCTCAATGTCCCAAGCGTAAGCTTGAGCCTTAGCTGAGACGGCAGGGCGAGGCAGTGAAAACAGATGTGGCATACGTTCGGCCCCTAGACACAACCCTCGCTCTTGGTGAGGGATTGCTCGGACGGGTAATCCTTGGGGTATGCCAGCCCAGACCCGATAGGTGAAGCAGGGCGGTACTTGTTGAGTGCGCGTCCAGCCGGGTACGCCCAGCCAGTCTCAACGTTCCCGCCCTTTTACCAAGGGCTAAGTGAAAGAGGTATGAGAACAGCCCCTTAAAATGCACATCACCTCGGTGCTTCGGAAAACACTTTACTCAGTTAACAGGGGTGTGTCAAGCCCCGCTAGGGGCGAAGAGCGTTACATACACGCAACACATTCATCCTTCGAGGCACCTACACCTGAAGATGAATACACGTAGTACAGCGCCAACATGTTCTCATCCTCGAACGCCATCTGGTGAACTTGCGAGATGTACTCCGGAGGTGCGTTGCCTGCAAAGAACAGGTTGACACTTTGCCACTGGTCAAGATAACGAGCACGGCTGGAGGCCAGACGTACCACACTACCTTGCCCGATCTCGAAGGCAGTCTTGAACACCTCCTTCTCGGAGTCACTCAGCCAGTCAACACCCTTCACCGAACCGAAGTCGTCAATGACCTTGTTGATCTCTCGCTTGTTGTAGACACCACGCTCCTTCATCATCTCGTACAGCACCGGGTTGATTCGATCAACCTCGCCCGCTGCCGTAGCCTGATTGTAAATCATCGCTGGGTCAGGGTTGATACCCTCCGAAATACCGCCCATGATAAGAGCAGTGCTCTTGGTAGGAGCTACTGCACGAAGCGAAGCGTTACGAACACCAAACCCTTTGCACCACTCTGGCTCACCAAGCTCTTCCGCCAAGTACCGCGTAGCCTTGTCCGACTCTTGCTTGATGTGCGAGAAGAAGTCGTGGTTAAGGTACATCGCGTCAAGACTCTCGAACGGAACGCCCTTCATTTGCAGGTACGTGTGGAACCCGCAAGCACCCAAGCCAAGGGCACGCGCCTTCTCCGTGAAGGCCACAGCCCGGTCAAGACCCGTGATGTTCTTGGCCTTAGCGATGAACTCAGACGCCACACAATCAAGGAACACCGTGGCAATTTGGACTGCGTTAGTATCCTTCCACTCATCCCACCGGCTAAGGTTCATCGAGCTAAGGACACACGTAAACGTGTGTTGTTCATCACTTGGAAGGATGATCTCGGAACAAAGGTTAGAGGCGTGAACCTTCTTGTGGAACTTCTTGTACGGTTCAGGCAGCCGGCGATTAGCCTTGTCGGGAAAGAAGAAGTACCCCTTGCCCGTAATCATCTTGACCTTCAAGGCTTCCTGATAGCGTGCCACTGCCTCAGGTTCACCAGAACGGAGCCTCTTGAGGAAACTATCAGAGATGTTCCACCCAAGGTTCAAGTCATCGGGGTTGCTCTCAAGGTGATGCACCACTTCCCAGAAGTCGCCGTGGTCCATCGGGAGGTACGAGGCAAACGAACCTCGACGTACACCGCCCTGAGAGACATCACGGGAGACTTGCACGAAACCCTTGATCTCGGGTAGGGTTCCGCTTGCCTTGCCTCCTACGGAGATTGGAGCGCCTCGTGGACGGATATCGCCAAGGTAGCCTGACGTACCGAACCCGTGCTTGGTCAGGATGGCAGCTTCCTTGCGGGACTCATAGAACCCTTCGATAGAGTCAGGCACATACTGACCTGAGCACGAAACCGGAAGACCACGATCAGTTCCCGTGTTAGCTAGCACAGGAGTGGAGCAAGACAACCATCCCTTCCAAATAAGCTGGAAGAACTCCTCCGCGTAGTAGTGGTAGTCAGGGCTGTGCTTGGCAAGAGTCTGTGCGATCAGACGAGCTTGGCCGTAGAAGTTGTCCTTGTGGTGAAGATACTTCGACTTGAACAACTGGTAGCCGGGAGTACTCATCCACTCAGGGACAAGACCCAGCCCTTGCATCTTCTTCTTCTCTTGTTTGGTTGCGTCGTAGTGCCCGCTCATTCTTGTTCTTGTGCCTCCCACTTAAAGCTGCTTGCATCCCATGAGCGGGTGTACTCTCGACCCATTCCGGTGAAGAAGTCATTAGCCATGTACCCGTTGATCCCCCGATAGAACCACTCGCCAATGGGGTTGTACTCTACGTTGTAGAGAGGAGCCATCCCGAAGTTACGCAGCACCACGTCAGCACGGCTCTCGATGAAGTTCTCAAGCTGCTTCTGGGTGATACCGTCGATCTCTCCCTTCTCGAAAATCTTAGCGGCAATCCTCTTCTCGTGCTCAACAGCAGCCTCCACCAACGGATGTGCTAGACGGGTAAGATCGACCGGACTGATACCCTCTTCCTTGCACAAAGTGCGGAACAACCAAGCCGATGCTTCGGAGTGGAGTGCCTCATCTCGTGCCGAGAAGTTGATCCCTCGGACAATGTTCAGCAGCTTGTTCTTCCCCTTGGCTTGGAAGTGCTTAAGGAATGCGAACGACGAGTACAGGATCACACCCTCGGTGATACCGAGAACCACAAGAAACAACGCCGGGTTGGTCATTCCAGCCGCCTCTTCTAGCTGCTCGATCCGCTCCTTCAATACCGGGTCTTTCAGGTAGTCGGTGTAGAACTCGTCGTTGGCTAGGTTCAAAGCCTCGTTGATCTTGGCGTAGAACGGGGCGTGGATGTTCAACTCGTAAAAGGAAAAGCAATTAGCCATACGCTGAATGTCAGGGCGAGGGAACATGTTGAACACTTTCTCGCCCCAATACTCACCACCCACAATCAACTCGTACATGGTAAACAGCTTGAGCGTACTCAAGACACCGTGACGCTCAGCCTCAGTCATCTCAACACGGATGTCGTGGACATCCTTTTCAACCTTGATCTCATCAGGTGGCCAGAAGATAGACACCTGCTTGTTAGTGAACTCGATTGCCTCGGGGTAGTCGACTGTGTACGTTGACTTTGGCTGCATGATCCTCGTCATTCTCTTCTCTCGAACCTCCGTGTTCGTTGTTAAGTGGATTGTTGTGGTTAACTGGTTTTGACTGCAAAGCTATTGCAGTAGCCGTTGGGTTTCACTTTCAATTGGTACAGGGAGCACCTTGGATTGAAGTGCTCACCGCCTCTTGAAATCTCAGGTTTAAAGTGCACACAAGTGGCACAAGACTCGGGTGGTTCTTCTGTGTAGCCGATGTCTTCTTTCAACTTCTTTACAAGACTCCGCTGCTTTTCTTTCTCTTCTCGTTCTTGTTCTTTCCGAAGAATCTTCTCTACTTGCAGCTCGCCTTTAACTTCTTCAATCCGCTTCTTGATGTCAGTGAGTGTGGAATGAGTCGCTTGTACTCGCAACTTTGACGCTCGTGTCCCAGAGCCACGAGAGATTTCCGCCTCTTTAAGAGCATCTCGCGCTCGCCTTTGTTGCGCTAAAAGACGCTCAAGTTTCTGGTGGGTGGTCACTCCGGATCAACCAATTCAAATGTCACCTTCACTACCGATCCGAAAGGAAGGTGCTCGGTGAAAAACTCTAGCTCGGGTGGGCAAGTATTACGAGCGTCGTCCCAAGCCGCCTCCATTCGGTTTAGAAGGCCACACGCCTCTCGTGTCTTTTCATCGTCAAACAATGTGCAAACCCAGACGGCTTTCATTTGTCCCCGTGATCTGAAGAAAGAAAAGCCCCGGTCTAGGAAAGCACCGGGGCGGTAAGTAAGATTAGTTTTGGTCCAATCGTATGACCGAGATAGAACAAGGTGACCGGAAGCGATCCCGGCTTAACCTGAGTGGCTCCGGTTGCAGTCCGAACCTAACGGCCGGGCTCTCTCACTGCGGCTAACTGACTTGCTGCGCATCGCCACTGCGCATTTCACCTTGTATGTGGCAGCGGGTGTGAGACTCGAACTCACAACTTCCAGCTTCAAAGGCTGGCACTCTAACCAGTTGAGTTAACCCGCATCATCTTGCTTATGTGAAATTATCATCAATTATGCGGAGTTGCATAATTAGTTGCCGGGAAAGAGGAAATACTCCGTTGTCTCTTTGTCTGGACGTGATCGAGGCACCCACCCGTCTTCGCGTGCAAGGGAAAGAGTGTCGACACCCACTTGGAACTCCTCCATCAGACAGAATTCGCTGAAGCACCTGTAAGCTACGGGAAGAGACTGGTCACACTTTTGCAAAATCTCTACCAAACGCCCAACAGTAAGCACTTAACCCTCCACCCGCTTAATCGAGAACCCGTATCGGCTGACTGAAGGGTTGCGGTACTCGTTATTCGAGTAGTCAAACACACTGGCTCCGATGGGAAGTGATTCGGTGTTCTTCCGAATCCACTTCCGTACATACGACCGAGCCTCCTCATATCGGGAGAATTTCTTCGCATTGAAACGACGGTTATTTCGGTGGATGGTGAACGTGGTGGTGGTCATTCCGTTAGATTCCTCTTCTTCGTTAGCGTCGGTTACGTGGGTATGTACACCGGGGATAACAGAGAAGCTCACGTGCTTCCTGCCATCGACATAGACATCAAGCACCGGGTCGTTTGAAAAACACATTACTCCGGTTCCGGTGACAATGCACCTGACCAAAACTACATCACCAACAGCAGGCGTGGTCACTTGGTGTTTTCCTCTTCGGTGATTCGGTACTTGGATGGAACACGCTTACTGGTGGACTCTTCGATTGACCAGTTAATCCACTCACGCGATGTCTTGGTGAGGGAATCCCAATCCGCAAAGCGGAAGAACAAGCGGAGATACTCCAACTCAGTGAGAGTCTTTCGCTCATTGGTCACAACTCACTCCTCAACCGAACGGGCTATCGACATCCTCGGGTTCATCATCCCCCCAACTCACCGCTTTCGCGGGAGCTGTCTTAGCCGCAGCCTTCGGCTTGGTTACTTCAGTAGAAGGGTTAACGGGACGACTATTGTCGTTCTGTTCGCGGGGCTTGTCAAGGAGATTCTCGATGGTTGAGCCCTTGAAGTTGGTGGCGTTACGGATCGTGTTGCGGATGGAGAGGCGTAGCTTACTCACATCATCAGCATCGGGCTTGGTTCCATCCGACCACACAATACCGTTGACCACACCCTCAGGCATAGCCGGGGCACTGACACCCTCGGGGACAATACCTGCCAGCTTGATCTCCTCGGTGTAGTACGACTTGCCATTCTTGCCCGGCTTCATGTACACACGGAACTGGAACTGGAGGCACTGACCCAGCAGCTCACCGATACGGTTGACGTTGAAGTAGCCCTGTGCATCAAGGATACCAGCCGCAGCGGCAAGGTTGTGGAGCAGTGCGTTCTTAGCCACAGCCCACGTACCATCTTCGTGCTTCTTCTCCGACAGGTAGATCAGCTTCTGGACTTGCGGCTGCCACTTACCCTCGTCGTTCTGGACAAGGCGCTCACCGTTGAGGATCAGACGGAGCGGAAGCTCGTGGCTGTCACCGAAGAACTGGCCCTTGTCCACCATGATCTGTGGGAAATCCACAGTAATGGCAATCGCCTGCTTCGCAGGAACGGTGAACCGAACACAGGGCTTACCCTTCTGGTCTCCCCACTGGCCGGTGTAATACTCGGCATCCTCGGGGTACTCTTCGCCCGGCTTCACTTCCGTCTCGACAGTACGAGGCTGGACACCAAGGTCCACGATGGAAGAAATGTAACCGGGGATAGAGCGGGCCTTGGTAGCCGTGCCAGCACGTTCAATAACGTGGGCGTTGACTTCATTGTAATCGACCTTCGGTCGGTCTGAGTTGTCGCCGGAGGTGGTGGTGTTGTTAGTCTTGACTGGCGTGAACGTGAATGACATTTGTGTTTGGTTCCTAGTGTTGGTTAAACAATCTTAGCGACGAGGGTTACTTTGGCAACTACCCCGCCCGGATCGGCATACGAGATAGCCACCTCTTCGGTAGCGTACTTCATGTCCGCGGAACAACGGAACGAACCCCCTTCCCAGTAGTCATCGTATTGTTTGTACAATACGACATAAAAGGTGTCCTCTGAATCACAACATTCGTTACCGCTCTTGTTGATGATCTTCATTTGGTGTGTTCTTCCGTTTGGTTTAGTGGACGCTCGCCCATGTATCTCCGACCTTACCTTCGCCAAGGATGGGCACCTTGACCTTGAGGTACTTACCTGCCTCCGTGAGTGACCTCTCCCCGAGTTCCCTGAACTCGTCGGCTAGTTCTTTTGGGACTTCCCACAGGGCTTCATCGTGCATCTCAGCCACGGGGTACACAAACCGGGATTTGAAATTGTACGCCAGGACGTTGTCGTTGTCAACTACCAATCCGTTGAGCCACTTGTGCATAAACAAAGTGGCGTACTGGAAGATGACCGCTCCCGCACTTTGCTGAGCGCTGTTCACCAAGGCGTGCTTCATACGCGTCATGATCCACCGCTTGTCCAGCCCACGAATCTTTGTCTTACCGTTCTGCTCCCAGTGCTGGGTGAGTCTGTCCCGCAACGTAGCCAACGGCGCTGCCGCATCCCAAAACGCTTGGAAGATGGCCTCGCCTTCGGCTTGAGACACACCCAAGGTAGATGCTATCTTCTTGGCAGATGCACCGTAACTTGCCGCGTACTTCAGCGTCTTCGCTTTGTTACGCAGTGGCTTAACATCCGGGTGTTCCTTGTGAATCTCTTCTGGTTTGAGGTGAGCCAGCTTGTCCGAGAACATCTTGACCGCTGTGTTGGTGTGAATGTCCCCTTCAATCAAGTCGTAAGCGTAGGCTTCACCTCCGGGGTAGCCTTTCGTGTAGTGAGCCTCCACTCGGGCTTCCAGCCCGGAGGCATCATACCCCACAAGAACATAACCCGGTCGTGGTGTGTAAAACAAAGAACGAATCTCAGCGCCGTAAATAGTTTTGCCATCAGCGCGAGGGAGATTGACCACCGTGCTGTGTCTCTTCCGAAACGTAGGTGTGTACCCACTAGCACCAGCACTCAACCGGCCGTCGTACGCAAGCCGCTCGTTCCCGAGCCACCCTTCAATCACAGACTTGCGGTTGCGTAGGCTAAGCCAACGAACCACAGGACGTACCATATCACCTGCCATCTCTTCAAGGTTCGGACATAGGCGACCGTTCTCTTGGAGTTTAGGGGTAGTGAGGATGATGTTTCCTTTTTCGTCACGGGCTGGCTTTCCTCGTTCGTCCCGCTTGAAATTGAAAAGGGTTGGCACCCAGCCCTCAGCGATAAGGAAGTTCTTGAGATCATCCTGATTAGCTAGGCGCATAGGTCCAGTGATGATGGTTGGCTCGCCTCCTTTGATCGGGTACACGTTACCTTCCAACAAGATGTCCCGCTCCGTGTGGAGCTTTGCTCCGAGACGTTCCATCCAGTTCACCATCGAACTGGACAGCGACCCGTCCTTCTTAAACGGCTTGGCTGGGAACCGATACTTGTCTAGCTCTCCTTTGTTCAAAGGCCGGGGAGGTAGTTGTGGCTCGATGGTTTGCTCAATCTCCGTCATCTCTCCTTCGATCCGGACAAGCAACCCTTCAGCGCGTTCTTTGTTGAACCCGATACCCGTGAACCCACGAACCGAGGTGAGATACGAATCCATCGAGAAGCAAATGTAAGGCTTCCACTCAAGAAGCTCGTTTAACGTCATCCGTACTCCTCAAGTCTCTTTCAGTTTGTAGAAGCAAGTGCCCTCTTCATCTTGCCAGAACTCCACGACACCTTCCTCAACCAACTCTCCTAGTGCATAGGGATAGTTGGACTCATCGTAGGCCCTCCAGCTCAGAAAGACTTGGAGCACGTTATCGGCGGGACCAGAGAGAAGCTCGTCGAAGTCGCTCGGTTTTGCTGTACCAACACTGCGGAGAAAGGATACGATCTTGCTCCGCTCATCTTCGTAGTCACTCATAATCTGCCAACTCCTTGATGAGGCGCTTAAACACCAACTCAGTCAGGTCAACGTCCCGGTCACAACGCATCAACATCTCTTCTGAATACACCGACCAGTCTTCGTGGGCGACCTTCTCCAAACCGAGCTTCTCACCAAAGGCTTCCAGCGAATGTCCGGGTTGTCGGTCAGCATTTAAAAATTGTGACAACTGAAGCGTATCAAGAAACCGTACCGGCTTACCGTTGAACGAACACCCTTTCGTGTCCCACTTGTATTCGATACCCCACACAAAACGGAGAGCTTCGAGGTCAAAACCCGCTATGTTGTGTCCCACAACTAAGGTTGGGTTTAGATCGGACACGTACTGCTGGAAATCCTCGCGCGATCTAAACGACCGCTTATCTCCCGTCTCAACCACCTTTGTGCACACGACCCATATGTTCTGGATGAGGGGGATGAGCCCATCCGACTCGATGTCAAGGGTGAGGGTGGTCATTCTAGTTTACTCCGTTGTATCCCAATCACAAAACTCAGCACACAACCGGAGACGACCGTACCAGTTGTAGGCAGTGAGACATGCTGTGCTAGTGCAAGCAACCTCATCACCAAGAGGTGCCATCTTTGCAACAGACTCAAGTAGCTCACGGGCAAGCCGTCGGCAACTATCAACCCGGTCAGGGAACACACGTCTAAACGTGGTGTCACCTTGGTCGAAGTGGTACAGCTTGAGGAACCTTTCCCAATCAAAGTTCTCAAGGATGTCTTCGATCTGTTCGTTGTACGTCATGTCACACCACCTCAGTTGGTTTAGTCGGAGGAAGATCGTCTCGCTCAGGGAGCGGGTACGATATCAACCACTCCTTTCCGGAGTGATCGTACTCAACAGAGAATTGTGTCCCGAGGTTAAGCTTCTCTCGGCACGTAAGGCAAGCTGTGTCGAAGTTACTTGTGCGGTAGGTTTTAATGCGGCTCACAGCAATCTCCGATTGCGAGGCTTCACTGATCTTTCTCGTCGGACTCCATCCTCCGGCCGATCTCGGCGGCTGCTCGGACGATTGCGCGGCGGGTGGACCTCATCCAATCACCGTCTTCTACATTCTCCACAACGCCTTTACCTCTCGAAATAACAACACGAGATGGTTCATGAGGCGGGTAGTTGTGAAAATACACCACAGGAAGCCGAAGGCTGACGCTCAACCGAAACGCATCGCCGTCGTCGGTGAGGGGGTTCCAGTAACAATACTCACGAGCCGCGTTGGGCCCTTGTCCAAAAGTGTCGTACTTCAATTCAACACCAGCCGCCTTCGCGGCGTACTCCAACAGTTCGCGGTCAGTCTCGCTCATAGATCGTACTCCCCTTTCCTCCGCTCACTCGCCTTCGGCTCGTTCGCTCCCGGCTGTTCCCTTTTGACCACACCACACACAAGGACAGTATCACGGTCGATAATGTGAACTCCGGTGAGCTCACAGTCTCGAACGCTGATCTCTCGTTGGATTGATACACCTCGGGAGTACGTGTAGAAGTTACACGCTACTATCAGAGCAGCCACAGCGGTAGCTGTGATGGTTTGTTTCCACATTAGTCGAATTCCTGTATTGTGTGTAACAGCAGACGACCAGTGTCGTGGTCGTAGCGGAGGGTGTCGGCTTCTCCGGTAAAACCAAGGAGCCGGTTCTTCAACACCCGAATCTTCACCAAGTCCTTTGTCTCGCCTTGCTGGTTACGCTCAAGTGCCCATACGTTAAAGGACATTTGCTCGGCGCCAGCGCTTCCACGAAGATCGGTAAGCTCTACCTCGTCACCCTTGTTGAACTTCTTGCCTTGGACACGCTTCAAGTGGATGATCGGAAGGATACCGACACCTGTCTCGTTAACAACCTGTGTCATGCCCTCGAAGAGAACGTCGATGTCCTTTCTCTCGTCGTTAGTATCTGTGCCTGCTACCGTCATGGAAACGTGATCGAGTATGATGAAGTCAACACCCAAGACCTTGGCAAAGTAGTGCATCTTCTGGCGCAGCACCGCTGCTTGGATACTACCCCAGTGTTTGAAGAAGTGCATTTGGTTACTCTTGAACAGCTTATCAGTGGAAGCGATATACTGCTCGCGAGGAATGCACTTCGGATTAAACATCAGCTTGTGCGCTGGTACGTTGTTATCCATAGCCACGAACATACGGGCCACATCTTCCATCTGGGTTTCGAGAGCGATCATTGCAACCTTGTGTCTGTTCAAGGCTAGGTTGTACGACAGCTCACGTACCCATGTACTCTTACCAATCCCCGACCCGGCAGTCAGGAGAGTAATCTCTCCCTTTCTCAACCCCCACGTCATCCGCTGGAGCTTAGGGTAAGGCAGCTCAATCCCCGGCTCCTTCGGAGTCATTAACACTTCGACATCAATGTCACACCCCTCGACAACGGCCTCCGGTCTGTAGGTCTGTGCGCCATTGATAGCCTTGAACCACCCAGCTACATCACCCGCTTCCCAGTAGTCTGCTGTGTCTTTACGAGGAGAGAGGTTGGCAATCTTGACTTCCGTCTGGGAGACGAGCGCCTCCGCTAGAGCCTTTGCCGTGGCCTTTCCGGGCTTGTCAGCATCGAGGGCTAGGCACACACCGGGATGGGATGCGATCCACTCCAGAGAGCTTAGAGTCTGCTTGTCGAGGACACCTTCTTCATTGGCTCCGTTGGGAATGGAGACTACGTTCCAATCCTTTCCCTTCGCTTGGAGAAGTTCCCACGCTGCCAGTACATCGTGCTCTCCTTCCACAATAATCACGAACTTAGCGTTCGTCTTACAAGCCTTCTGACCGAATAGCCCTTTGCCCTTACCCACGAACATGAAGGACTTGTCATCCAACCGTCGCTTCTTGTACCCGGTGGTGCTTCCATCCTCAGAGTGATACGGGTAGTACAGAGCAGCGGGTTCCCCCGTGCTTGTGTCTACCTCACACCGTACTCCGTACCGATCCATTGTTGCTTGACTGATCTTCCGACCCGGGTATGGACGGATGGGGTACGTGTTGACTACACTCAGGGAAAGAGCTTCGTTGCTTGGTCCTCGGCTACTAGATCGGTTGTACTCCATCCCACTATCACCTCCATCCAACATCACCTTACCGTGCCCGCCTTGATAGCAGTATCCCCCCGTACCATCCTCAAACAACCGAAGGTGGTTGCCTGTGCTGTCCTTTCCCTCCGCTCGGCACAGAGGGCAAGCGATACGCTTGTTACTCAGGGGCACTTGCTTCTACCCCGTCCCGGTAGCCGTCATCGAAGCCTTCCTCATAACCTTCAACTTTTCCATCCGAATAGCCCTCGGAGTAGCTAGCTTCCACATCCTCCTCCGTATACACCGCATCCCCGCTACCCGCTACCTCAGCCAGTTGGAATAGGGCGGCGTCAGTCGCATCACAGAAATCCCGGTAAGCATCCCAAGCCACTTTCCCTGTGAAGTTGTGTCCCGGGATATCCACCCTCACACCTAGATCGATACACCGCTTCGCGGTTTCCCGAACACGATCTAGGAGGTGTGCTTCTCGGTCGTTAGTCATATCGCCCCTCCTCTTCTAGCTTGATACGGGCCTTGAACATCTGGTAGAAGTCCTCGATGTCATGGCCAAGCTCAACTGGTTCCTTATCGTCCCATGAGCGAGACGCCACAAGAAGCTCACGTTGACCCACCTCCTCAAAGAAATTCTTTACTTCTCGGTTACTCATCATCGCTCTTCTCCACCTTCGGTTCGGTCACAGGCGCATCTACAGCCTTCTTCAAGGCTTGCTTCGCAAGGTCGTACAACCCACGGGCTTCGTCTCCAAGGGGCTTTACCACCTCGTCAGAGGTGATGGCTGGGAGGACGATCATAGCGGCTGCGGTCTTAGTGGAGGGGAGGAAGGTTGCAAGCAGCAAGCAGAACAATCCGAGGGAAAAAACCGTGGACCCCAGCCACTTTGCCCAAGTCTCATCTTCGCAGAATCCCACTACCATCACGAAGCCACCAACACAGGTAGCTGCAAACCCAAACAGCCCTGCTGCTGTCGTGATCGTATCCAACTGCATCACGAGGTACACTTCAAACGGGGTAATCATTCCACATTCCCCTCAGTGTCGTATTCGCGCTTAATGTAGTGCTTGTCCATATACTCCTCCAACCTTGCAATCAACCGGAGGTACAGAAGCAAAGCTTCTTTTGTACCCGCCAGTTCCTTTCGCTGAACAGGCCACGCCTGTTCGTTCTTGTTGAAACCAACCATGTACAATGTACTGGGTTGGTGTTGTTTGAAAGACCTGCCGATCTCTTGGCAAGTCTCCGCAACATCAGTTAGCTCTGAGAATACTGTCGGGCTAAGTGCCCACCTGTGAACAGCCCGAAGGATCGATAAAACCCTTCCAAGACCATCAATATCCGCACTTGTCATCAAAGGCACTTACTCACTCTCCTCGGTATAAATGGGGATGAGCTTGAGAAGACGAGAACCGTAGGTGTCCTTGGCTTCGCACTCCTTCCACAAGATGTCACTTATGTCGGCGTCGCCAAGCTCATTACGATACACCACCTGATACCAAGTCGTAGGGGGCTTCTTGGGTTCGGGTTTAATACGGTACTTTTGGGTTGGTTCAAAAGCCGGTTCCCTCAGAAACAGCCAGTCCTCTGTTGCAGGGTGCATCCACTCAATCTCATACCCATCAGCATACGCCTTAATCACTTCCGCATGGGGGTGGGGTTTACGTTCGGTAGTCGTCATATCGTCTTACACCTTTGGTGGGTTGTTGATGATGTCACGCATATCGGAGATCAATTTGAACAAACGCCATTGGTCGTGGGTGTTCTCCGGTGAGATCATGCCCAGTACTACCTGCGCAGAGATTACTGCTGTCCCCAGACCGTACACCAGTTCGTACAATGGAGGTGTTTCCCACACACCATCTTCCAGCGATGGATTACTCATCAAACCTCCCCTCTTCCCAGCTCACCCGGATACGGGCGATGGCGTACTTCGACCACATGTCAGCGTCCTGCCGTGTCTGCCCGACCCCGGCCCTCGTGCCGTCATCGTATACATTCACCCACACAACCCCTTTCTTCTTCGGTTCGATGGGGGTGGGGATGAGGTCGCGAGTAGGACTTGGTTCGTTTCCTAGCTCTCTCCCTTCCAACGTGAAGTTACACGGCGTCCCGTCCTGTATGTGACCAATCACCGGGTAAGTACACGGAGCATCAACACACACCACCCGGATAAGCTCACCGTCACCACGCTTGTAGTATTTCCCAACCTCGAACTTCGTTTCGGTAGTCATCTCAATCGTACCCCTTCGCTCGGTCTTGTGCCTTCTCGTACAATCGTTCGGCTAGGTCTTGGATAAGCTTGTCACACTGGTCAATGATGGCGTCTTCGAGAATCTTGTGGGAGAAGCCTTCAGTCATCAGGCGCTGGACAATGATAGGTAACATGTATCTCCACGGCCCATCGTAATCCGTCATTGCACTATCCCACCGTGCCTCTGCCTCTTCGATGAAGCTATCCAGTGGATCAGTTTGGGGGTCAATAGGACGATCACCAGCCATCAGGGGTTCTCCGTCTTGTAGGAATCAATGATGTCGTGGACGTACTGAGGAAGACCATCACACAAACCATCGTGTGTGATCTGCTCGACTTCGTTGAACACAGTGCGAAGCACTAGATCAACACGCTCTTCGAGCGGGAAGTGTGACTTGGGATCATCCGATAGGATGAGATTGTACAGCAGATTGCGAAGCAATGATTGTACTAGCTTATCATCTAGAGAATTAACACTCCAATCCCCTTCAATCAACAACTCAAGAAGATTGTTAGTTACTTCTAGACTAGTGGTTTTGAAATACATATCTTTCTCTCTTAGTTGGTTTGTTTGTTACTCTTGAAGAGTTACAACCTAGTGCTTCGCACTGGAAAGAGTTTATCTTTAACAACTAGCCGCCGAGGGCGTACTATGCGGTTCCAAGATGTACCCAAGCTGAAGGAGCGTAGCCTTGAGCCTACCGGGAAGCGTACCGATCCCTCGGAACAGGTAGAAATATCCAGCTCTTCCCAACAGAATCAAGGGGCTACGCTTGTAAGGATTGTTTACGTCTCGGAACGAGAACCGCAAGTGTTCTCCTCGGCCAGTGCCTTGCACTGCATCCCACGTCACACCACGCACATCCGTGCGGGTCAGTACCCCGTAGAGGGAATCTCTCCCCGACCACCCGTCAGCCTCTAGGAGCGACGGACAGATAGTGCCGCTAGGCAGGTATTCCCCCGGCCTTACATGCTCCTTACCGAAGCTTAGAAGTGGCTTCCCGTTGATGTCAAAGTCTACTCGGTAGGAAGGGAGCCCATCGCACTGAGCTGCTAGCCGGAGGATGTTGCGAGTATCGACGGGAGTCCACGTTTCTCCGTAGAGGGTTCGATTAGTCACTAGGTTGCTTCCTTTCATCCAAAATGAAGTAGTTACCGCCTTCGGCTTTCTCGCACTCGTCGGTGAGATCGGTCCAACTGACGTAGCGATTGCGCTCCATCCACACGGGGTGTTGTTGGGGCCGGTCCGTCCACCGCAGACACCTGGCCCGGAGGATACACGAGTCGCTGGAACAGCGGGTGTAGTCTAGGGAGAGGGAGTTCATTTAGAGGTTTCCTCATCTTCCCACAACCCTTGTTTCGGTAAGAAGTGCCGAATATCGCGGATGCACTCCGACATTTGTTTCTTTGTGTGAATGATGCCCAACTCATAAGCGTGACGGACAGCCTGTTGCACAGCGGGTGTCCATTCCTTTACCGGAATGTCTCCTACATTCCACTCATTTATGAACGGGGCTACGCACTTCTTTCCATACATGTTCAATCTGTAAACTACATGAGTTTTCACTTCCCCTCCCTCGCCGCGCGTGCGGCGTCGATGGCGTCTCGGCGAAACGCCACGCAAGAAAGGTCACTCCCGCGCGGGACCAGAATCGCCATGTACGTTCGATCTTCGGAGCGGTGCCACTCTGCGTTCGCAATCACCCAGCGCGCGCGCTCCGCATCCGCCCGCAGCGCCTCGTTCTCGGCGCGGAGGCGGTGGGCAGCAGAGAGAACAGAGTCCGGGCAGTTCTTGTCAGCGCCAAGTGCGGAAGCGACAGCATCCCACTGAGCCTTTGCCTCGATCGTCTGTGGGTGCTTCATCCACTCCCGCTCTAACTCTGCGCGTGCGGCGTCCGACCTGCGCTGTAGCGCGGCCCGAATCTGTTCTGGCGCGTCTCGCTTGAAGTCGATGGATGGATGCGCGGTGTTGTCCTGCATTTCGCCATCGTCTCGATAGGCCCGCATTCCAGCGTGCGCACTGCAAAGCAAATCCCGCAGCGACTCGTTCTCGGCGCGGAGGCGGTCGAGTTCAGCGCCCCTAGCCTCGCACTCCGCTTGCATCGCAAGCCAAGCGCAGTTGTCCCGCTCAACCCATTGCACCCGGTACAGCTCGACAAGCCGCTCCAGCTCCGCGACCCGCTCGCGCAGCCTTGCCACGACAAGCTCGACCTCGCGAGGGACCTGGCGCAGGAACTCGACGCTGCAATCCGGCGCCGCCCCGGCGCCGACTGCTGTCGCGCACTCGCTCAGTGCCTGCCGCAGCGGCCCCGCCACCTGTTCGTCGCAGGCGTTCCAGCACTGGCGGCCCCATTCATGAATGCGTTCGTGTTGTCCAGTGGTCAGCAATCCGAGCATGTAAGTAAGCTCCGGCAACACCGGCCCCGCGTTGGTGGAAACAATAGGATGCGCCAGCATCGCGATTCGTGCAGCATCGTCATAATCAAAGCCGGCGTCTCGAAGGGCAAACTCCACTTTATCTCTCTTCGCGTTGGCGTCAGTGTTCATGCGTCCGTCCTCCGCTTGTACCCGTACTTCATTCGCAGCTCCTGTAAATACTCGAATCGCTTTCCTCTGTCTGCTTCAAATAGATCAGGACAGCAGCATGAGAAGTCCGGGCAGCACTCGTCATCGATCATATTGTGCCTAGGTTGACCAGCTACCCAAGCTTCGGTTTGTTCAATGACTCGAAGTCGGTACTTGGCTACTTCTCTCTTCGCGTTGGTTGGTTCAGTCATGGTGTTAATCCTTGTTGGAGATAGGTAGCGATCGCGCACCACAGCACCTTGCAAAGAACATGTATTAGCTGGTCTTCGTTGAATGAAATTCTGCCATTACACTTTGCGTCGTCGGTTAAGAAGTGAATTACAGACTCAAGTACGAACAGCCACCAAATCCCGGTTATCAGCGCAACAGCAGCCCCGTGAATGGATGAATGAGCGGCAAGCACGCTACACCACGGCACGCCAGGAATTGGGGATGCTCTGTTCTTCGCCTTCGACATGAAGTCGCCTTGTCCGGCGTAGTCAAAGAATGCATGCGCACCAATGAGCGCAATAAGCATCATTTCAAAGCTCATCCTGGCGCGCCTCCGTAGACGTTGGCGATTGATTCAAGGCGCAACCTGACAAATCCATCAACCATCTTGTCTTTGATTTCGTTATCACGAACCCACTCCCTGAAAGCCTTGTCTGCATCTTTCCTGTAATAGTGCTCTTGCATTGGCATTTCTTGCACTACGACGCTATTTCCCTCTGGCAGCCACACGGATGCCTTGCCTCTTAGATAGCCTGGCCTTTCTGCATAAGATGAAAATCTTCCCCTTGGCGCTGGTGAAAAAGAAGAAGCCAGCAACCCACAGTTATTCCCGGACATGTCTTTCATGAAAAACTCCAGCCCGCCTCGCTGAGACCCTAGCCCAGTTGATAGCACGAACTTAAATGATTCATTCATATCTCTATGCCCGCTGAATTGATCGCGTCCTCCACAATTTGGACATCGAAGTCTTCCATTACAACCCACTCGTCCGCCCCGCCGCCGCCCAAGTTATCATGGACGTGTATCAACGCCTTCAAACACTCCAGCGCCCCGCATTCAGTGAGGATTTTCTTGGCCTCGTGTGTGTATTTTAGCGAGTTCATACCCCACAGTTTTTCTTTTGGCAGGATGCTGGAGTACGACTCGATTTCACAAATAACGTCCGCCGCCTTCATCACCATCGGGTGGGCCGGGCCGCCGTCGTTTGTCGTGGTCATTCGTGTCCCCTGTTGATTTGCGAGGGTGGCGGCGGAAGGGGCATCCAGTGGGTGATTCTTGGGTTACTGATCCATGCAATAGATTCATGGGGGCGACCATCCTTGTCCTTCCATTTGCCGCCATCCCAATACGCGTCAGTTACACGGAATTCAACCAAAGGAATTTCTTTGTCTGAGTCCCTGTCAATTATCCCCATCGCCTGAGCCCACAAATCTACGATGGTTCCATCCTTCGGCGCCGTCTCAATCGATTGCCATGATTGCATTTCTTGCTATCTCCTAGTGTGTGTGTGTGTTACCCAATCCACCAAGCCAACCACGTAACCGATGCTGTGACCACGTAGCCCACTGGTAGTAGGGTTTCCACAGTGTACCACATCGGCTTTAGATTCTCGGAGGGATCGTCCCACACCTTAGCGCTGTGTTCAGCCATCTTTATTTCTGCTCGAAGGATCATCCACGCTGTGAACAATCCACAAGTTATGATCCACCATGTAAGGGGGTTGGTCATGCGGCACCGCCTGTGGCTTTGGCGATGGCGTCGGATGCGTCAGCAATAAAAGCCCATATTGGCTCGTTTCCTTCTGGCGCATAATGTTCAGCGTCTTTCAGGGCTCGATTCATCAAAGCTTTAATGGCGGAAAGCAATTCTGGCGCGGCGGCGATCAAGCGGGCGTTGGCTGAGTCAGGTTCAATAACCGGAGCATACTCACCCCCGGCTGACCCATCATCCATGACGACTTCCCCGTTCGCATCTAGAAGCTGAGTATAGTAACCGTCAAACACCCACACCCACGGACCCGGCGTGTGCTTGGGGGAATTGTTCATTGGTTCTTGTCCTCTTCTGTCAGTTTAGTGCAACGATACCAAGCCCCGGAAGCCTGATCCCGGTACGATACAGCCAAGCCGGGGGCAATAGGAAAGGCTAGTTCAATCGCCTTTCGGATAACGGATGGTTTGGGGTGGATGGCGTAGACGAGAGAGAAAACGTCTTTGCCTAGGCTTACTAGCATGTGGGGCATGTTAGAGTCCTCTGCTGAATCGTAGTGACTTGAGTTCTTCTAGTGCATCTTCCAACTCAAACTTCAACTCCCTAACCCGCTCCGCGAGTTCTCCGGGGGTCATTCCGGTTTGGTGGAATACTTTAGACGCTTCTTTGATAAAAATCACGTCCGCTGCTTGGGATGGTCCGTGCTGTACGACGGCAATTAGTCTCAAGCTAGAAGGGGACAAAAGATGACTACCAAAGTCTGCGATCCACTCCCCTTTCGTTACATCCTTCTTCCACGGGCGGCTTTCGGTAGTCATGTTGTGCGCTCCTTTATTGCTAGTGGTCGAAACCGTCTGAGTGTTCGCACGTGTACCGATAGTAATCCGCATCCGTGTGTCCTAGTTCGTGAAGGGCTTTGCACAAACCTATAGCGCCTCGGGCTGTGGTAAGGGACACCGGGGGAATATCACCCCGGGAGGGGATGAATACTGCGAAGAGTTCGCGCAAGGCGTCATTTGCGCAGACGGAAGCTTTAGCTAGATCGCACGCTCCATCGCGAGCGGATGCGGTAGCCGGTTCTTGGTGTTCTCTCACACAACCACCACTTCACCATTTACAAACCGATATGCCTTATTTGATTCGATACCGCCTTCGCCGGTATAGCGGACGTGCTGGCGGTGGCGTTGACCATCCCATACGCGCCAACAGAGTACGGATTCATCCCCACCCGTGAGGGTGGAACCATCCCCACCCGTGAGGGTGGAGCGATGCCCACCCGTGAGGGTGGAGCGATACCCACCCGTGAGGGTGGAGCGATACCCACCCGTGAGGGTGGATTCATCCCCACCCGTGAGGGTGGAGCGATACCCACCCGTGAGGGTGGAGCGATACCCACCCGTGAGGGTGGAACCATCCCCACCCGTGAGGGTGGAGCCATCCCCACCCGTGAGGGTGGAGCGATACCCACCCGTGAGGGTGGAGCGATACCCACCCGTGAGGGTGGAGCGATACCCACCCGTGAGGGTGGAGTAATCCCCACCCGTGAGAACCAACCCAATAATACGGGGAGCCTTTGTCTTCTCCCAAATGTAGCGCGTTGCGCTTTCTCTGGTGCCAGCGTGGGCGACAGTGCCGGTCTTGAACTTCACTTTACCGTTAAGCCGCACAAGGTCAGATTCAAGCACTCTGAGAACAAGCCAAACCCCGTCTTCGTGCCAATCTGCCGCCGAGTAATCACCTTCACCATTCTCCCACCCGTGCAGACCACGACCACACACGCGGTCGGGAATCCAATCGGGAGCGGTCACGGTGCCCTTCTTCGGGTACTGAAAGGTTTTGTTGCGGGACTTGTTCTCCGGGTCGTTTACGCGGAGTAAGTAAACGCACTTCGGGTTTTTAGTGGTAATCATTTTGGTTGTCTCCTTTCGGTTAAAACTGGGCATACAACACCGTCTCGTCATCGTACCCACACACGGAAGTGTTATCCCGAAGATACTCAAGGATCGCCTCACGTCGGGCTTCGGTGAAGGCTTCTTCGTCAAGCGTACCGTCGATGACTTCGCCACCCTCGTCAATGTCGGAGTAGTCAGCCGGGTCGGGGAAGTAGGAAGCGCAGTCCGTATAACTGTCCGCGATGGAATCGTAGGCGTCCTCCGTGTACTCGCAGCACAGAGCGATTACGTCGAGCTCGACAGGCTCGCCACAACTGTCGGAGTATTCTTCGAGATAGTCATAAAGCCACTCAAGGTTCTGGAACTGGCCCCCACGCCCCATAGAACGGAAGGACTCGGCAAACTCGTTGAAGCTTTGGATGGTGCGGACGATGGGCATGGCGAAGGTTCCTTAGTGTGTGTGTGTGTGTGTGTGTGGCTAGGTTCTCACGGAGCAACCTAGAAACGCAACCCTGGAAGTGTAAACTAAGGTTGCGTATCTAAGCGGCTTAATCCACGTTATACCAGTCCGTGCGCAGCAGGTCGAAGGCCGTGAGGTCATCAATGTGCCGCTTCACCGGGGAGCAATGCTCTCGGATGAAAGCCTCGTCCTTGAAGTCTTCCGGGTTATCCCGGTGAATCCAGAAACTGCCGTCGATGATGCAGAACGCGCCGAAGAAGCCCGGGTGAGTGAAAGGACGGGTAAGGTCACAGTCTGTGAGTTTCATGTGAGGGTACTTCCCTTGTGTGTGTGGTGGGTGTATCTAAGCGACTCGGGT